TTGTGATATAAACTTAAATCATCTCCTGTACCGATTCTTATTCTGTTGTTACCAGCACCAGTTGAATCAGAAAGATCAATATTTCCTGTTGTTACTACATCTTGACTACCAAAATCAGGAGATATCTTAGTTCCAGCTATTCCAGCAGAATTGCTAACGTCTTCGTTAATTATTGCTTGGTTAATAATACTACCACTATTTACCTTCACGTCATTAGGTAATGTACCAGCAGCAATTTTATCTACTGATATTGAATCTGTACCTAATCTTCCAGCAATGGAAGCTGAAGATACGTTAGACATATCTTCTCTTGCTAGTGGTCTACCACCAGCTTGTACGCCGTCATGTACGACGGCTGTATCTTTTGTGGTATCTATAGTTACTTCGCCTTCAGCACCAGTAAATGACCCGTGCTGAGTTGTAGTACCACGTCTTAATTTTAATAATTTAGCCATTTAAATTGTACCAAAATCGAGTTGTAAGTTTGCACCGTCTATAGTGCCGATATTAGAGAGGTTGTTGTTTTGTCCATCTAACGTTCCACCTAGTTGTGGTGAAGTGTCATCTACTACACTAGCTATACCTGAGTTAGATGTAATACCAGCCCAAATAGTTCCGTTATAGTTTTTTAATACATTGTTAGTAGTATCAAACCAAAGATCACCGGGACTTGGAGAACTAGGCGCAGATGCAGATATTTGATACTCATTTGCATATCTGTTTACGTCAGCTATAGACGTTCCAACTGTATTTACATTACTTATAGAAGTAGCTGTAGTATTAATATTATTGATGTCTGTAGCTGTAGTCTGAATACTTGTTATATTGTCAGATACAGTTTTTAGTGGGTCATCTTTAACAGTGATGGTGTTACCCATACCACTGTGGTTTGTGCAGTAATAATGAAATCCTGTTGGTTGTGTTTCAGGAATCTTAATAGATACTTTTGCACCAGCTTGTCCCTGAGTACCAGTAACTGTGACGTTAGTAGTATATTGAGCTAAATTTCCGTGGAATCTTAATGGATGAGCTGCATTAGAAGCATCACTAACATCGAATGTGTAAGTCCAACCTTTATATAAAGTAAGAGCTGGTTTATCTACACCATCAATAATAAATTTGCCTGTAGCTGCTGTAACTGTAAATGTTATTTCGTCTTCTAGTACATCTGCAACTATATCTAATGAACCATTAGAAGTACCTGTAGTTACAGCATCACTTATAAGACCTAAGTCTTCTTGATAAGTAATCGCACCTGAGACAATAGCAATATCATTAAGAACACTCTGTGCAGGGGTGACGATAGCCCAATTAGTCCCGTCATATACCCGTAAATTATCGGAGGAATTATCAAACCATAAATCGCCGTCTTGTAAGCTGGATCCATCTGCTCTCTGTGTAGGGGCACTGCCTCCTATTTGGTATAAATCTGCAAAATTATTTATATCTACAACGTTTGCACCGGCTGCTGAAATGTTAGTAATGTTGCTTGCAACTGTTGTAACTTCAGTAGCTTTAGGTACTAATCTATGAAAAGTATATGTGTTAAGTGTAGCTGTCGATTCGACTAATAATCCAAAACCTTGAGGTAAAGCTGACGGAACTCCAGTTACAGTCACTGTGCTATTTCCTACAGTTCCATTTGCAATAGTTACTGTAGTTCCAGTAGGAGTATAACCTTGTGTTAAAGAACCAATACTTAAGATAGCTGATTGACCTGTAGCTCCTTGTGGGTTTGTATTTGGAAAACTTAACTCGTTAGCAATAACAGTAAAACCACCAACCTCATCAACAAGGTCAATAATTCTTGCGTTAATAGCAGCCGTAGTAGCTACGAACGCGTCTGAGTTAGACCAAGTATTACCACTAGCAATAGTTTCAGAAGAATCTTGTCTGAAATAATTTGAATCAGATTGGGTTTTAGTATAATATCTATTGTCTAATGTACCTGTTGCTATTTCAGAATCAGTAACAGCATTAGCTTGTATATGATTAGATCTTACAGCATCATTCTGTATATTATCTTGATCTATACAATTATTAGATAAATGTTCATGGTCTATACTAGCGTCAACATAATGTTCTGAGTTAATTACATTATCTTGTATATTATCGCCATCAATAATGTCATTAGCTAAATGGGCATGATCTATAGAACCATCTACATAATGTTCAGAATTAATAGCATTATCTTGAATATTATCGCTGTCAATTATATCGTTAGCTAAATGTTCGTGGTCTATACTACCTGCAACATAATGCTCAGAATTAATAACGTCATCTTGTATATTGTCTCCATCTATTATATCGTTAGCTAAATGTTCATGGTCTATAGAACCATCTATATAATGCTCAGAGTTAATCTGATTGTCAGCTATTTTTGCACCTGTAACAGAGTCTGCTCCAAGAGCTGTAGTGTCTACTGACCCGGGAGCATAATGTTCTGCATCTATTGAGTCTGCTGCTATATGTTCAGAATCAACTGCATCATCAGCTATCTTAGTACCATCAATAGCATCATTAGCTATTTTAGGTCTTGTAACATTAAGATCTTTTATCTTAATAGTTGTAACAGCATTATCTCTGACGTCAGCAGTTCTAATTTTTTGTTGTTGCTCTTGATTAGCAAATAAAGCTTGATCTACAATATTATTTAAATCACCAGCTCTAATAGACGAACCAGCAGCAAATACAGCTTTTGGCGAGTCTACATCTGTTAATCTATAAATATGAATATCTACGCCTTGCCCGGGAGCCGAGTTAAAAACAACGTTTGTGCCAGAAATGGAGTAGTCGTTGTTAGTACCACTTGTGTTTTCAGTTTTTTCAACTCCGTTAAGTTCTACCTTAAGATCGGAGTTCTGTAATATTGGGAATGTGAAACCGAAAGATGTGGTGGATGTATTTCCGGTATAAAAATTTTCAGTTGTTGCCATTTGTTTTTACAAACGATTTGCTCTATCTTGAAGTAATAAAATTTCTTCTACGTCTCCAAGTTGGGTGGCTTCTTTTATTTTTGCATTATAATATTGCTTTTGTTCAACATTATTACGATCTGAGATTCGACCAATAGCAAACTGTTGTGCGTCTGTTAATGCCTCACGTAATCGTTGATGCAATAATATAAATTGTTTTCTATCTATTTCCGCACCAGATTCAGTAGCTTTTTTATATGCAGTTCTAAATCTTTTACCGTCAGCAGAGTTCATAATTTTAGTAATGGCTTTTTTAAAGATTTTATCTTCACCCATTAACCTAGTAACCTCTGATCTCTGTGCTGCACTTAGTTCAACACCGTTACCATCAGTATTTAACTGTGGTCTACCATCAAACTCTACATCTATAAGAAATTGTTTTTCTGGAGAGATGCCATCTCTTACCTTAAATACAGGTGCGTAGGCGTTCCATGCTCTTGTCCAGAAACTGTCTGGTTCTTTAACTTTACCACCATCAACCCAGTCGTATGCAGCAGGAAGAGTTCCTTTTGCACCGGGGTTTCTGTTAGCTATAAGTTGTGTTACTTCGTTTTCTACTTCTTTAATTCCGGGACTCATCAATCTAGATAGTTCATTTCTAAGTCCACTACCCGGTACTAAACTACTACCAAAACTTGCAGTCCAACGAGCTGTTGCACTTGGGTTACCTTGTAGTACGTCGTACAATGGTTCTATACCAGCCAAGAATGTTTTGTTTGTTAAGTTAGCTGCTATCACATACATCATCTTTTGCATACCAATATCCATGGTGCTTTCGTCTAACGTTCCATCGGCACCCGGTACATCAAAGTTATCCATAATGTCAGCAGTAACTGCAATCCAATCACTTATAGCTCCTAATCCTTCATAGCTATACCATTTACCATCCCAACCTTTGTAACTTCTAGGTTCCCAACCAAGTTGCTGTCTAGTACGTTGTCTGGTTTTATCGTAAATACCATTGCCATGTAATCTGTCAGAGGTAAACATAAATGCTGCGCCTGATACAGCAAATGCACCTATAGCTTTTCTACCTTTTAATTCTGCACGTATTGTTTCATACGCCATTTCTAACTTGTCATCAGCCAACCCAGTAACACCTCTTTGCTCTAATAATTTTCTAACATTAGTTATTGATTGATTAGAAAAAGGTTCTGCATATTCATTCATTTGTTTGACAAACAAACCTAATGGGTTGTGTGAGCCAGTAAATTTAATCATGTTTGTTGCAGTACGTGGAAACATGAAAAATGGTCTAAGTAATGGTATACGTTTAATAAGAGAATTAAA